CCCAGACCTGGACATGGTCATTTAACATCTCTTATGAGGTGTTTATCATGCGTCATAGTGCGCATTACGTTCAACCCACGCTAAATGGGTCAGACATCAATTCAATCGCCGAGAAGTACAATCTGAGTACAAAAGAGTTTGATGTTACGGAGTGCTTGGATTGTGTCGGTATCGACATTGAGTTGGTGAAGGGCCGCGTGGAAGTCCACCGTGTTACTTCAGTTAGCCAGCGGGACACTGGCTTGACTGGCGGCCGAGGGCGGAGCCGGAGCATTAGGTCGAAGGGTCTTGACCTGTAGCCGTCAGGTGATCCCTTAAGCGGAGGTGTTTTCCGATGAGTATTTCATTGGACAATCCTGGGTCTACCCTCTCACCCTGGGATCGATTCACCACTTCAGACCAATTACTTAAACATCTGAGGGCGCAGTCCCGGCCTACAGGTGTCATTAAAGACTACCGTTTGGCTGAGATTGTTAGGGAACGCTTTGGTGTGGAGTTCGTGGACAGCCGCGACAATAAGAGCGTGGTTGATCACGACGCTCTGTACCAAACCCTCAGGAAATATGGTGAATGGCGGAATTTCCGTCCAGATCCCAAAGCCTTTGCCCAGGCAGTTGCAGCTACGAGAAGGCAGTTCGCTCGTTTTAATCTTAGGCCACTGCCCATCGAGCGCAACGCGCTTTTGAATGCCATTCAGTTGGACCGGAACTCGGGATATCCGGATTTCACAACTAAGTTAAGAGCGTTCCCTAAGGCATTCGCAAAGGTGGAGAGGCGTTTTCGTCGGCGCTGGTATGGTGATTTACCACCCTGCGTCAGCTTTCACCGTGTTCAACATGGTGATAACGGTCCGAAAACCAGGCTAATCTGGGGCTATCCGTTGGAGGTTACGTTGTTAGAGGCTGTGTTCGCACGCCCATTAATTGACGAGATTATGAGCAGTGATACACCTATTCTGCTTGGAAAGCGGAGATATGATATTGGGTGTAGAATGCTGCAATTATCCGTCTCCGGCGTAAAACACTGCTTCGATTTCTCAAAATTTGATGCCTCCATCTCACCCAAACTTATCTCGATCGCTTTCGAGATTTTGCGTGCCAATTTCGGCAATCTATCCCGTGAGTATCAGTGTCTGTGGGAGCGTATCGTTAATTATTTCATCCACACTCCCATTATCATGTTTGATGGAAAGGG